CGAGATCGCCAAGCGGATCGTGCCCATCATGATCGAGCCGGCCTCGTCGAATCCGGAGGCCCGCACCGACTTCCAGCACCCCGACATCCGCGGCTACGTCCGCCAGCAGCGGCGGACGGTGCTGGAATGCTTGCTGGGACTGGTTGCGAATTGGCTCGCCGCCGGCCGACCGAAGCACACGGACCGACTCGGCGGCTTCGAGCAGTGGTCCGAAACCGTCGGCGGCATCCTCCAGGTCAACGGCCTGCGGGCGTGGCGCACCAACGAGGGCGAGTGGCGGAAGGTCGCCAACCCGCACGGCTCGGAGATGGAGACGTTCGTTGAGGTCTGGCACGAAGCCTTCGGTGCGGCCGAGGTGACCGCGCTGGACCTGATGAACCTGGCCGAGCAGCACGGCTTGTTTGGCTACGTCTTCGCTCGCAACGGCATCCCCGCCCGCGGCTCGGTCTTCGGCAAGCTGCTGATCCGGCACGTCAACGCGCCGATCGGTCAATGGCGCATCCGTCAACGGAAGGCCCGGCAGGCGCTCTACCGGCTGGAGGACATCCATGGGAGTTGAGAACGTCCTACAGAAGCTCGCCGAAGCAGAGGTCGCAAAGGTTCGCGACGGGGCCACGGCCGGCGTGCGCACACCGAACGCGCCGGGGTTGCAGGGGTCACGCAGAGGTCGAGTGCCGACCTATGCACCTCCAAGCACCGAAGCTACATCAAGTTACGAAGGGCAAGCAGAGGTTGCAGGGGTTTCTGACAGCTTCACGCATACGCGGGCACGCGCGCGCACGCGCGCCGGGGAGCAGAAGGTAGACACCGGACCGCTGCAAACCCCGCGACCTCTGCGAGCGCCGGGCGCGGTGACGCTGCTGAAGCACTGCCGGTGCATGGACTGCCGGCGGTTCTACAAGGCCGTTGACGGGGAGTTCTACTGCGAATCCTACATCGGCGGCACGCGCGTCGAGTGGGCGACGGGCAAGCGCTACTGCGACCCGCCGCCGGACGCCTGGCACTACTGCGCCGACTATCACGGCCCGCAGATCAGCAAGGACGTGTGGGCCTGGCCTCGACGCCCTCATGCGGAGGTCGCAGGGGTCGCGGGTCCTTCCGAACCGCCGGCCGAAGACAACCGCGGGGGGAACGGTCGCGCGGCAGGTTTTTTTCGTTCGACGGCGCGCACAGAAGGCAAGGAGGCATAGCAGCCATGAAGATCGAGCAATGGGACATCGAGCGGGTCAAGCCCTACGAGAAGAACCCGCGCCGCAACGATAAGGCGGTGCAAGCCGTGGCGGACTCCATCCGCGAGTTCGGCTTCCGCCAGCCCATCGTGGTCGATGACGCCGGGGTCATCGTGGTGGGCCATACCCGCTACAAGGCGGCGCTGAAGCTCGGACTCAAGACGGTGCCCGTCCACGTCGCCGCCGACCTGACGCCGCAGCAAGCGCGGGCGTACCGCCTGGCCGACAACCGATCGGCGCAGAACGCCGAGTGGGACATCGACTTGCTTCCTATCGAATTGGGCGAACTCCGCGACGACGGCTTCGACCTGAAGCTCGTCGGTTTCTCGGACAAGGAGCTTACCGAGTACCTCCGCGAGTTCGACACCGACCTTGAGGACGGCGACGACCCGGATGAAGCCGTCGAAACCATCCGCTGCCCGAAGTGCGGCCACGAGTTCCCCCTGGAGTGAATGCCATGAGCGCCGAAGTCGCCGTCTACGTCCAGAGCAAGTACGCCAAGCCCGCCTACACGGTGGAGAGCTACAACGTCCGCGCGTGGCCGGGCCTGGAAATGGTCTGTCACGCGCTCCGCGACGCCGGGATCGAGGTGGACTACTGCTCGTCCGCCACGGCCGGCCGGTACAAGGTCGTGCTGGTGTCGATCACTTCCGGCTGCGACTGGTATCCGTTCGTCGGCGAGCGGCTCCGCTGGCCGGCGACGGCGCGGCCGACGGTCATCGCCGGCGGCGCGGGGCTGCTCAACGTGCGGCCGTTCCTGCCCTGGTGCGATGTCTTCTGCCTCGGACGATCCGAACAGTACATCGTGCCGCTGGTCCGGGCGGCGCTGGCCGGCGAGAAGTTGGAGCACCCGTCGGTCATCTACGGGGCCGACTTCGACATCGACCGGACGTACTACATCGACGCCGGGACCGGTCTGTATCCGCACGCCGTGCCGTTGGCCAACGGCAAGACGTGGCGGGAGAGCGCCTACGGCTGCCAGCGCAAGTGCATGTTCTGTGCCTACACCTGGCACCGCCGGCACATCGGCGGGATGCAGAACGAAGCCGGCGCGGGCGACGTGCTTTGGGGCGGGTCGGCCGAGAAGACCATCTTTGAGTTGGACCTTGCCCGCGCTGAAACGTGGGGCCTGCCGAAGCTCCGCATTGTCGGCCTGGACGGTTTCTCTGAACGGCTCCGGCGGATGGTCAACAAGCCGATCACGCGCGACATGCTCCGTGCGTTCTTCCGCGGTCTGGCCGGGGCGAAGGTCGCGCCGAACCACATGAAGGTCTACAACATCGTCGGGTACCCGACGGAGACGGAGGCCGACTGGTTCGAGTTCCTCGAAGACCTGGCTGCGGCGGATGAGGGCTGGACGAAGATCGACCCGCAATGGGGCATCGAGGTCCACTCGACGCCGTTCCGACCCATGCCGGCGACGCCGGGCGCGTGCTGGCCGATGAGTCCTGTCAACTACCGCGGCCGAGTCGCCAAGGTGCTCGCCCAAGGCAAGCACCGGGAATACAAGGGCATCTTCTACCGGGGCGACCGCTTCTGGGGTGCGGAGTCGCGCGGGACCGAGAGCTTGCCAACCGTGATTCTCGATGCGCTGGTCCTTCGCGGAACCGAAGACGACTCGGAGGTCGTCGCGCGGCTGGCCGGCTCGAAGAAGTTCCGCAACGCGAGCATGGCGCACAAGACCGCGATCTTGGAGCGGCACGTCGATGTCGCCCGCCTGTTCGCCGGCTACACGTGGGAGACGCTGCCGACCCGCTACCTGGCATCCTACATCCCGAACGAGAAGCTCCAGAACATCGACGGCGTAGCCCGCAAGCGTGCCGGCGTGCCGTGGCCGGGCGAAGGCGGCGCAGAATGAGCGATGAACTGGACATCCGCTCCCTGTCCGTGACGGCGGCGGCGAAGCTGCTCAAGGTGTCGCCAAAGACTATCCGCGCCCACATCCGCCGCGGCTTGCCGCTGGTGGACAAACGCATCGACCTGATTGTGTACGGGGCGTGGCTGAACCAACAGGAACAGAACCGGCAGAGCGATGGCGCTTGACCCGAAACGACTGAGCCGCAACGAACTCGTCCAGCTTGTCAACTCGACGGCGCTGGGCGAGTCGCTCACGCGCTCGCGGCTTGACCGGCAGATGAACCGCGCCGGCCGGCGCTGGCACGACGGGCGACGCATCCGGCTGCTGGAGTACCTGCGCTGGCTGATTCGCGAGTTGGACCGGCCGGCCAAGCCGAAGGCCGACGCCCGCGCCGCGGACCTCGCTCGAAAGAACACGGAGACATGGCGCAGCCAGAACATCGCGCCGCTGCCGGACATCGCCGACATGGAGCGGCGGGAACACGCCCGGTCGGACTTCCGATTCTTCTGCGAAACCTACTTCGCCAGCGCCCTCTACCGCGGCTGGTCCGAAGACCATCTCCGCGTCATCGACAAGATCGAGCGTGCCGTGAAGGAAGGCGGCTTGTTCGCGTTCGCCATGCCGCGCGGCTCGGGCAAGACCACGCTGGCTCGGCTGTCGGCGCTGTGGGCGATCCTGTCCGGCAACCGGCCGTTCGTCTGTTTGATCGGCGGTTCGCAGGAACGCGCGATCGAGCTGCTCGCGCCGATCCGCAAGGCGGTGTTGGAGAACCCGCTGCTGTTGGCGGACTTCCCCAAGGCCGTCTATCCGCTGCACCGGCTCCAGAACAACGCCCGCCGGCAGATCGGCCAGCACATCGACGGCAAGCCGACCTACTGCACCTGGGCGGCGGACAAGCTGGTGTTCCCTACGGTGGAAGGCCCGCACAACGAGACCTCCGGGGCCATCATCACGGTGACCAGCCTCGACGCGAACATGCGCGGCCAGCAGCACACGACGATGGACGGCCGGACGCTTCGCCCGTCGCTGGTGCTTCTGGACGATCCGCAGACGCGCCAGTCGGCGCGCTCGCCGTCGCAGACGCGCTATCGGCTCCAGCTTCTCACCGGCGACGTGCTTTGCATGGCCGGGCCGGGCGAGTCCATCGCCGCGGTCCTGACGTGCACGAAGATTTACGCCGGCGACTTGGCCGACCAGGTACTCGATTCCCAGAAGAACCCTGAGTGGCAAGGCGAGTGCACCAAGATGGTCTACGCCTTCCCCTCGAATGAGAAGCTCTGGGACGAGTACGCCCGCATCCGCGCCGAGGGACTCCGTGCCGGCAAGGGCCTCAAGCCGGCGACGGCGTTCTATGAGAAGCACCGCGAAGCCATGGATGCCGGCGCGGTCGTCGCCTGGCCGGAGCGATACGACATCAAGACGGAGGTGTCGGCGGTCCAGCACGCCATGAACTTGAAGCTCCGCGACGAGGAAGCGTTCGCCGCGGAGTATCAGAACGAGCCGGTCACGGAGCAGTCGCAGGAGGGGCGGCTCACGGCGGACGAAGTGGCCGAGAAGGTCACCGGCCGGCCGAGGGGCGAAGTGCCCCTGGCGGCAACGCGGATCACGGCATTCATCGACGTTCACGACAAGCTGCTCTACTGGTGCGTCTGCGCGTGGGAGGAAGACTTCACCGGTTACGTCATCGACTACGGCACGTTTCCCGATCAGAAGCGGCTCTACTTCACGCTCCGGGACGCGACACACACGCTGGGGCGCTCGTTCCGCGGCGCGGGTAAGGAGGGTGCCGTTCAGGCCGGGCTGGAGAAGCTCGCAGCGGACCTCCTCGGCCGGCAGTGGAAGCGCACGGACGGCGTGACCTTCCAGGTTGAGCGGCTGCTAATCGACTCGGGGTACCTGCCGGCCGTCTGTAGTGCCGTGGCGATCAAACTGGGGCCGGCGGTGTTGCTGTCGAAGGGCATGGGCCTTCGCGCCGGCAACAAGCCGATGGCGACGTACACGCGCCGGCCCGGCGAGCGGCACGGGTACAACTGGTATATCCCGAACGTCTCACGGTCGAGCGAGTTCCGCCACGTCGCCTTCGACGCCAACTTCTGGAAGACCTTCATCCATGCGCGGCTGGCGACAGCGGCCGGCGACCGCGGCGCGATGACACTGTTCGGCAAGAAGCCGGAACAGCACCGCCTCTTCGCCGAGCATATCGCCGACGCCGAAAGCTACGTTGTCACCGAAGGACACGGCCGGACCGTCTACGAGTGGCGGGCCAAGCCGTCGAAGCCCGACAACCACTGGCTCGACTGTGCAGTCGGCTGCGCTGTCGCCGCGTCGATGGTCGGCGTGAAAGTGCCGGGCGAGAGCGCGACCACCCGCCGACGGAAGCGGTATACACAGGAAGACCTGAGAAGGCGCGTGTCATGACCGACGAGAGCGCCCGGAAGCGATGGCCTCCGGCCGACAGCAAGCAAGGCGTGGTGTGTCCGAAGTGCGGATGCGCCCACCTGCCGGTTCTGAACACGCGGCGCTCGATGGGCCGGATCGTTCGCTACCGGCAGTGCCGGCACTGTGGCCGGCGGGTCACGACCTACGAGGTCACGCCGTCGAAGCTCGCCGACGTGGCCGAGTGAAGGCCCGGAAACCGGGAGCGAATGACAGATATGGCACAATCTGCCGTCGAGAGTCGGAAGGCCCTTCGCGGGGCGCAATTTCGGCGGTAGTGTGAGAGTAGACAACCAGGACGCGCGGCGTGCCGGCTGATCCCCGGCGCGAAGCCACAGACGAAGGCCATGCGGGGCCGCATACCCGGCATGGCCTTTTCTGTTGGGCCGCGCGACCGGTTGACCCGGCTTCGGCCGGGCTTACAGCGGGAAGAGCCCTGGTGGGCTGTCGGGCCTCATACGCCCGACGTGGCCGGTTCGACTCCGGCTCCCGCAATTGAGGTGACACATGGCGGACGACTTGAAAGACGCAATCAAGCAGAACGCGGAAGGCCCGAAGCAGGCCAGCGCCGACGGCGTAAGCGCGCAGCAGCATTCGCTGGCAGACCAGATCGCCGCGGACAAGTACCTGGCCGGCAAGGATGCGGCATCGCGCAACCCGGCCAAGGCATTTACGCGGGTCAAGATCGTGCCGCCGGGGACGGTGTAACGCATGGGACTGTGGCCCTGGACAAAGCGGAAGAAGGTCAAGGCTGCCGGGCAACTGCTGCTCGTGCGGGCGAAGTTCGACGCCGCGCAGACCACGCCCGACAACCGCAAGCACTGGGCGAATGCCGACCATCTCTCTGCCGACGCCGCCGCCTCACCGGAGGTCCGGCGCACCCTTCGCAACCGCGCCCGCTACGAAGTGGCAAACAACGCTTATGCCCGCGGCATCGTGCTCACGCTGGCCAACGATGTCATCGGCACCGGCCCGCGGCTCCAGATGCTCGCCGACTCGGCCGAAGACAACCGCACGATCGAAGCGGAGTTCGCGCGGTGGGCGAAGTCGGTCGGTCTAGCCGAGAAGCTCCGCACGATGCGGCAAGCTCGCGCGCAGGACGGTGAAGCCTTCGCGCTTCTCGTTAGCAACGCGAGCCACGGTTCGGCCGTCAAGCTCGACGTGCGGCTGATCGAAGCCGACCAGGTAACCACGCCCAACCTCTCGTTCGCCAAGGACAGCGCTGTGGACGGGATCGTGCTGGACGAGTTCGGCAATCCCGTCGAGTACCACGTGCTCAAGCAGCACCCCGGAGGCGAAGCCGCTTCCGCCGGCACGCAATACGACCGCGTTCCCGCAGCCAGCGTCATCCACTGGTTCCGCGCCGACCGGCCGGGCCAGAGCCGCGGGCTGCCGGACATCCTGCCGGCGCTGCCTCTGTTCGCGCAGCTCCGACGCTACACGTTGGCGGTCATCGCCGCGGCCGAGAGCGCGGCCAACATCGCCGTGCTGATGAAGACCAATGCACCCGCCGGCGGCGAAGCGGCCGAGGTCGAACCCATGACCGAAATGGAGTTCGCGCCGAA